TCATAAGTAACATCTCTATAAAAATCAGTAAGCCTTATAACTGTTGATAAATTTAATTCTACAAGAAATGCTGTTTTAGTTTGTTGAGCAGAAACTTGAGTTTGTAATGCTGTTGATAAACTTCTTGGCATTACTCAATGACCTCTCTTACATCAAAAGAAATGTTGTAGAAACCACTTATGTCTGTGGTGTATCTAATTTCATCATTTGCAAGATAAACATTAAAAAGTGGTTTATTAGTTGTAACAGCTTCATTGTCAGCAACATTAGCAACTAAGTTGGGTTGTATGTTTACAGTAGCACTACCGCCTGATGCAGTTACTTCATCTTGAACCATATAAACTTTTGAATGACCTGCAAACTTAATTAAGTCACCTGCTCTTAATGCATGATTAGTATGTGAAAAACCATCCATAGGCACAGCACTTGCACCTGCTGATGTTGCACCATTTACAAGGATATCAGTTTCACTATGGCTTACACCTTTGTTATTTAAAGGTGCTGCAATAGTAAAGTTTTCAAAGCCACCTTTTTGTTTAGATAAAAAGGCAAATATTTCCTGTGCCTTTAACTGGTCAACTGGTGGCATTTGCACTGTAAAAGAAAAATACTGTGCACCAATTTGTCTTGCTGACTTCTTGCCTGATAAAGTTTGATTTAAAAGTATTGGTCTATTATCTGTAAATACTAATGACCTAAAGTTTGGGTCTGTTGGAAATTGTCCTGACATTATACAACCCCCATCTTGCCTTGAGTATTCATGGCATTGTTAATGATTGATGTTATAAGTCCTTTTCTTGATGTTAGTAACTGGTCAAATCCAGCAGCATCAACTGTTGATATGTTGAAGTTTACTGTAGCACCCATTCCCTGTCCTTTTGTGTGATCTATGACTGTTTCGTTTGGGTGCAGTATTGCTGCAAATCCACCCTTTCCATCTACACCACCTGCCCTAGCACCCATTCCTGTAAAACCACCACCATCACCACTTGGTATTTTTTTTCCTTTAACTATAGTTTCATTAACATCCTGTAATCCAAATTTATTCCCAAGCGTTAATGCCTTTCCTGTAGAACCATCATCACCTAAAGACTCAAGAAAAGAGTCCATTCTTCCAGTAATGCCACTCACTAATTTCTTAACAACATATACTTCTAGAAGCTCTCTTATAACAGCTTGGGTTACAGCCATAGCTAAACTCTTAAATTCTAAAAACTTTTTATTAGTTATATCAAAGAAATCAACCCAAGCATTTGTTAGCTTGCCCTCTACAGTTTCACCGAATGATTTTGTAATAGTTATGGCATCTTTTGTCTGTGCTATTATGTCCTCTATAGTAAAAGATGCTGATTCGTTTAAATCATTATCTATAGTTGCAGCTATCTTTTTTATATCTATAAGCTCTTGAATTAAAAGTATTCTCTTTTTTACAGCTTCTGCTGATTTTTCCATAAAAGCTACTTCATCACTACTACCAGCGTTTTTCTGCCTATCTTCTATATCTTTAAGTAAGTTCTTTTGTTTTGTTAAAGAAGCATTTAATTCTTCGGTTGTTGTTCCGTATTCTCTATTCTTTTTTGCCGCAGAGTCAACAATAGCAACCATTGTTGCAAAAGCTGTTGCGACTGCTGTTATTGGGTTTGCTAACATTGCAACTCTTAATAAATTAAATGCACCTATCAATTTTGGAATTGCATTTATTGTAAGCAATGTTATTGCTGGTATTAATATTTCTTTGATATTTCTAGCAAAAAATTCCGCAGCTCCAGCAATAATTCCAAAAGCATTGGTGGTTTTTTGTATATCACCAATCATAAATTGAAAGCTATTTCTTAAAGAAACCCCAGCCTGTCCTAATGTCATAGGCATGTCTGCTATGGTTTCATTAGTTTCCTCAACACCAGCTATTAATATAGGCAATACTTTTTCAGCAGTAAGTCCACCCTGATGTCCGAACTCTCTAAGCTCGCCAACAGTCATATTAAGACCTTTGGCTAACATCTTGGTTAAAATTACGTTGTTTTCCATAACTGAACGTAACTCATCTCCTCTTAAAGCTCCTGAAGCCAAACCCTGTGCTAACTGTCTAGCTGAGTTATTTGCTTCTTGAGTATGAGAGCCAGCAATAATAAAAGTATTGGCTACCATCTGTGTGGCAGCAGCTAGTTGATCTTGGGTAGTGCCTAAGTGTTCTGTAGCTAAAGCTAGTCTTGTATATAACATCGCCACAGAATCAAAATCTGATCTTGATTCCATTGCTATTCGCTTCATGCTATCCATAGCGTGTGCTGTAGCGGTAGCACTGCCAGTTAAGGCGTTCATTCTATTCTCTACACCAACCATTACGTTGGCTGCTTGAACTATCTCTCTAGTACCAAAGGCTGCTACTATAGTAGCACCAAGTCTAGTGACCTGATTGTGAACGCTATTTATATCGCCTTTAAACTTCTTTAAAGCAGCTCCTGACTTGTTATTTGCTAACAAATCTATTTGATACTTCATTCCTTTACTGAGAGCCATTTTGTTCTTCCTTTATTTCAAGATAAGCTAGCCAACCCTGAAACTCCTCTACTGTAATCTCTTCAAGTTCAGCTAGAGTTTTGTTCAATTTTTCAGCTAAAGCATATTTAATAAATAGCTGCTTATCTTCAATTACTTTTTTTTAATTTGTTCCTGCGAAATATTATTCATCATTTCGCTAGATACTCTAATCAATACATCTCTGTCAACCTTCTCCAATAAGGCCTTTTTATCAGCGATAGTAAATAACTTTTCTCCAGCTTCGTCTAATGCTTTATAAATTAAAGCATAGGCTAATAACTGGACTTCATCATCTTGAGCTAACTTCATAAACCTAGAAGTCTCTGAAAGAGTCATTGGTTTACAATAAATCTTTAACGGACTATCTTCATCATCACCCCATTCAGGGACTTCTATAATTTTAGTTTCTAAGCTATCAAAATGCTTTTTTGCGTTATCTATTACTGACATATTATTACGCTGTCGCTAATGTAAGAGCAGATTTGCCTTGTACAGATATAGATGCTTCAACCATACCATCGAATGATGATGAAACACTTAAACTAGTAACAATAGCTGTTCCTGTGTAATACTTATCACCAGTATCAGCTCCTTCAACATAGAACTTTAAAGTAACTTCTGTGCTAGGCTGTAATGCTTGTTGTGCTGTATCTGATTCATCCCAAAAAACATCTATGCTTCCTGAGAAAGAAGTTAAACTTGGTAGATAGTCTCTAAAACCATCACCCATAGTTGTTACCTCAATAGTATCAGAAGTTTCTTCAACAGAATAAGACTTAATTTCAGCTATTGCATCTGTTCCTACATGAACAGTACCTTCACTTCCTTTATGTATCGCCATTTTCTTTTACCTCGTCTTTCGACTTTTTCTTGGAAGAAGGTTTAACTTTGTCTTGCGACTGGATTGCTTCTTCCTTCCAACCCATATTCTTAAATGACTCAACTTTTGAAGGTTGAGCTATTACTGAATTCTTACCATTTGGACTAATTAATTTCATAATTTGTCTCCTATACTGCTACGTCAGGATTTTTTTCCTTAACATAGTAATTAGTTAAAAAGGTCAAACTCACATATCCTAGTGGTTTTTCACCCTCACCATTAAACTCTATTTCGGTTGATTCAAGGTAAGTATCTTTTGCCTTACCATCAAGCGTTCTATCGGCCGCTATCGCCTGCTCAACCTCTTTACTTATTGTATCAATCGTATCGTCAAAGTCACTAGTTGCTTTAGCATATCCCTCTACAACTACTGCCAGTTCTCTACTCATAACCCTATCAGTACCTATAACAATAGGTTCGGACGTTTCTGATTTTGTATATATTATAAGTGCTGGTAATCTTGCATTCTCCAAAGGATAAACTCTTGACTCATAAACATTAGAGCCAGTTGTTGTTAAACCAGTTAAAGTAGTGCCAATATATTCTCTTATTTGTTGTCTTATATGATTCGCCACTATATTTCCTCTAACATTAAAACAGTAAATCCTGTTCTATCCTTTTGCACATTTACTATTGTATAGTTTTGTGCTGCTTTTAATATATTACCATTGGTATCTTTTACAGCACTAGCATTTAAAGTGTCTCCGTAAGATACGTTTGGAATATCTATACTCCTACAAGTAGCCATAGGTTTCAATGCTTCAACACCAACACCCAAATCTTGCTCAACATATTCATTATCTAATATTATTTTAATAGTAGAAGAAGAGCCATTCCTTGTATAAACAGCATTAATTCCATGCCCATATTCAGTATCAAGATAACCTAACATATCCTCTTCGGTTTCAAGCATGAATTGAGACATTACTCCTCCTCTAAAACCAATGAAAGCAGACCTGTGTTATCAGGTTCTACAGTCTTAACTATAAACATTGTCTCAGGAACA